GTACTCTGGAAGTTCAGTGGCAAGCTCTGGTTATTCAGGTTATAGTGGGTACTCAGGTACCAACGGAACTATTGGCGCTGATGGTGCTAGTGGTTACTCAGGATATAGCGGCTACTCTGGCCCTGCTGGTGCTGGTTCAAGTGGCTACTCTGGTTACAGTGGGTACTCAGGAATTTCTGGCTATTCTGGTTATTCTGGATCAGGTGTAAGTGGTTACTCAGGATATAGTGGGTACAGTGGAATAAGTGGTTATTCTGGCTATAGTGGTTACTCTGGAATAAGTGGTTACTCAGGATATAGTGGGTACTCAGGAATTTCTGGTTACTCTGGCTATAGTGGTTACTCTGGAAGTTCAGTGGCAAGCTCTGGGTACTCTGGTTATTCTGGTTACTCCGGTATTTCTGGTTACTCAGGATATAGTGGGTACTCTGGTATAAGCGGCTACTCTGGCTATAGTGGTTACTCTGGAATAAGTGGTTACTCAGGATATAGTGGTTACTCTGGTTATAGTGGTTACAGTGGAGCTGCGCAAAGCAACATAATAGTTTTGGGAGCAGCTGGTGGTTGGCCATCAACTACGTCGGGAGCTGCTTTTGGACCGCTAAAAGCAGAAACAGCTACAAATAAAATAAATACCCAAACGCTTGAATTTACTGATACTGGAGTAATTCAATATGCGGAATGGGGAGTGTTTATGCCTCCTGCCTATGCGGGTGGAACCGTTACCGCTACTTTTGTATGGATAGCCCCAAGCACTTCAACAAATCCAGTTGCTTGGGGCTGTGCAGCAAGGGCTTACACTGATTCACAAACATTGGACCAAGCTTTCGGTACTCTCCAAGCGGTTTCCGATGCTCACTCGGCCACGGCAAGTCAGGTGCAAATTACCGCAGCGACACCTGCTATAACTATTGGTGGATCTCCAGGAGCTAGCACATGGGTTCAATTTAGATGTTTTAGAGATTCCTCGGGCACTAATGGTACTGATACGCTTGCTCAAACAGCCTCATTGTTCGCTGTTGTTATCACATACTAAGGGACTAATATGGCGATTACATTTACAAATCTTGCTGCCACAAATGCTTCAACTGCAAATGCTTCTAGCTATATTGGAAATACTGGAACGACTGCCGCAAATGAGCTATTAATTTCCTGTGCGTCGGCGTCCGCTACTATAGCTGCTGGAACAATGACTGGCGGTGGACTGACCTGGACTAGACTAACCAGTTTTACAAAAAACGCCGGTGGTGACACTATATATTTATTCTGGGCAGCGAACATAACAGGGAATACTATAACACCTGTTTTTGACTGTACGGGAGATGCTGCTGCGGGCGCTTGTATTCATTGTGTTAGAATCAGTGGCTCCGAAGGTCAAACTGTTCCATCAATTAGACAATGGAGAGCTTCGGGTGCCTCGACAGCCAATCCATCTATGGATATGTATGTGCCAGTTCTTACCGGAAATGGAATACTTGGTTTTGCTGCCAATGGAACCAATAGTGCTACCCAATGGACTGCACCTGGTGGATGGGCAGAAAATGGGGAAGCCGCCTATAATACTCCAGCTAATAGCCTTGAGGCCGCAAGTAGGTCAATTGGTCAGACTGGAACCATTTCAACATGGGTCAATGTCAACGCCACCGCATGGGGAGCAATAGTGTTGGAGATATGGGAGCCTCATGCTAGATCTGCGGGTGGTGGAGCTGGCGGTAGTTCACCGATGTTTTATTGAAATATAGATTAAAATTCAATTTAAAACGCCCTATACATTAAATTGTGTAGAGCGTTTTTTTTGATATAATATGATTATAACAAATTATACTTATACTGGAATAATACCAAAATAACTTTGAGCCATTGATGATATTTACGCAATTACTTGTATGATAGATAAAAAACATATGCCTGAACATCAAATTCTTTCATGGTGAATAAAATGTCAACAAAATTTAGCATAATTATTCCAACCTATAAGCACCTTGAAGATTGTTTAAAGCCATGCATTGAATCCATCATTAAGTTTACAGATCTATCTAATATTGAAGTAATTGTGGCTGCGAATGGGTGTGGAAATGATGGCACCCGAGAATATGTAGAATCTCTTGGCTATCCATTCAAGCTTCTTTGGATTGAGGAACAGCTGGGATATACGATTTCTACAGGCATGGGCATTGAATCTGCCGTAGGCGAATATGTCGTGCTATTTAATAATGATTGTGAGCTATTACCACAACCTAAAAATCAATGGTTGCAAATTTTACAAGAACCATTTCTTAAGAATAAAATGACCGCAGTTAGTGGACCGATGTTAGCTTTTTGTACACAAGCGCAAATGGATTTTTTAATTGGATTTTGCATATGTATTAAGAAAAGCTTGTTCGAGGAGATAGCAGTATATTACAACGATAAACAAGGAATATCTAAAAAAGAATATGACACCCTAAGCCAAGAAGATAAAAATAAATTTAAAAAATATTATCTAGACCCAGTATTTGCCCCGGCCTATAGTGAGGATACGGATGCGTGTGTGAAACTTGTGAATCTTGGCTATGAGATTGTCCAGGTTTGTCCTTCTAAAGAATACTATGGCCCAAACCAAATGTCGGGACAATTTCCTATCTTTCATAAGGGAAATGTTTCATATAAAAAGTGGATCGGCGGGGAAGAACTACTTAGAAAAAATAATCAAATTTTACATGACAGATATAACCCGCTTAACATAACGATTGACAGAGCATTGACATGCGATGGTTATATGAATACATATGAGTTGAAATGGCTAGCTGAACATGCGAAGAATTATAAAAAAATCGTGGAGGTCGGCAGTTGGCACGGCAAGTCCTCAAGAGCTATTGCTGACAATCTTCCTGAAAACGGTGTGCTTTATTGTGTTGACACTTGGAATGGTTCGAAGGCCGAAGATTTTAATCACGGCTCTGCTAAGTGGATGGATGGGGACCACGCTTATTATCAATTCCTACAAAACAACATAGATCTGATTCAAAGTGGAAAACTTATTCCTCTAAGAATGACCTCTGAAAATGCGTCAAACTTCTTTAAAGAGAAAAATATAAAATTTGATATGATTTTTCTTGACGCTGACCATACCTACGAAGCCTGTAAGAAAGATATTGAATTATGGAAAGACATTATAACTGATGATGGACTATTCTGTGGACACGATTATGGTGGATGGATTGGGGTGGACCAAGCAGTTGAAGAAAAAATAAGCAATTTCAAAGTTGATAAACACTGCACTATTTGGTATTGCGGTAAGAACGATATTAATCTTCCGAGACCTAATATTTTCGATTGTTTTCCTTACAATGGAGAGAACGAAGTCCTTGAGATAAGGTTCAACGAACTCTATGATGTGGTTGATCGTTTTGTTATTGTTGAATCCACTAGAACACATCAGAACAAGTCAAAAGAACTTCAGTTTGAAAAAAACCTAAAAAGATTTGAGAAATTTTTAAACAAAATAACCTATCTTGTTGTTGAAGACTTCCCGGCATTTGATAGCTGGAGCATTGAGAGGCACCAGCGAGATGGTATTATGCGAGGGCTTAGTAATTGCAAGGATAGCGACATAATAATGATAAGCGATTGTGATGAGATTCCAAACGCCAAGGCCGTAAAGACATATAGACTAGAAGACGGAATAAAATCATTTGAACAAAAACTCCATTATTACAATTTCAATTGTCAGGCAGAAGACCCGTGGAAAGAGGCTAAAATCCTTTCATATGGTTTATTAAAACAAATAAGTCCATGTGGTGCTAGATATGCTCAGTGTGGATCAGTTCCTAATGGTGGATGGCATTTTAGTTATTTCTCGGATATAGATGGAATAATCAAAAAGATAGGTGAAACAGCCCATATTGAATACTCAACACCAGAATTCACGAACAGAGAGAAAATTGACAAGGCCGTTAAAGAGTGTTCTGATTTGTACGGAAGAAATCTGAAGTATAAGCATGTTGAAATAGATGAAACATATCCAAAATATGTTTTGGAAAATATGTATAAGTTCAGACATTTTATAAAATCCAAAGAAAGTCAAATAGATAGTCTATACAAATACCAATGTGAAAATAAACACACTGACATCTTTGAACACCTACCAACACTCCTAAGATATTCAGAAGAGTGTGAGTATATTACAGAATTTGGTGTTAGGGATGTCGCTTCAACTTGGGCGTTTCTTAAGTCGAGACCAAAGAGGTTAACATCATATGATATATACAGGAGCCCAAGTATTGATTGGGTGAATGATATTTGCAAGAATGAGGGTGTGAATTTCGACTTTATACAATCGTCTACGCTTGAGGTTGAAATAGAAAAAACGGATTTATTATTCATAGATACCCTACATATATATCAGCAATTAAAGGGTGAGCTGTCTAAGCATTCAGATAAAGTAAAAAAATACATTATTATGCATGATACCGTTACTTTTGGAGAATACGGGGAAGTTAATGGAAGCATCGGTCTTATGCCAGCTCTTAATGAGTTCCTAGCCTCAAACCCACAATGGAAAATAAGGGAGGTTTACACAAACCTACATGGCCTAACTGTCCTAGAGAGAGTGGCATGATTAATGTATTAGAATTCTCTCTACAGTGGGGCTTGGGAGGTACTGGTAAAAACTCTCAAACTTTCATGAAGTATTTTAACAGAGAGAGGTTTAATGTTTTTGCGGCAGGATGGCATGGTGGAGAAAGAGAGATCACCATTAGAGGCATGGGAATAGAATTATTTGTTGAATCAGATAGACCAAAAATGGTTGAATGGATCAAGTCAAAGAAAATAGACATAGTGCATTTCTACAGAAGAGGCGAGGCTGACTCAGATTTAATAAACACATTCGTCTCTGCGGAAGTTCCAATCCTTATTGAGCATAATTGTTTTGCGATGTTGGACAAGACTGACGATAGGAATAAAATAAACAAACACTTGGTTTGCAGCAAGACATCTGTCGAGATGTATAAGCGCAGGTCGGGTCAACTATACGAACAAGAAAAAGTTACTGATATTTACTGCCCTACGGAAACGCTAGAGTTCGGTGCTTACAATTTTAATAGAGATTGGGATTCTCCTGTTTTTGGAAGACACAGCCGCAAAGACCCATATAAATGGCACCTTGTAAATATTCACATACTTCCTCTGATAAGAAAAGAATTTCCAAACGCAAAGATGCATGCTATTGGTCTTCCCGATGAGTTTAGACAATTAATAAAATATTTAGAGGTAGAAGACATGATAGTTGAGTTTCCACCGCCAGCCGATGATAATGGTATAATGGAATTTCTAAATGGAATTAATGTTTTTACACACGGTTCATTTTGTGGAGAATCGTTCGGAAATACCATAGCGGAAGCAATGAGCAGTGGACTTCCAGTTATCACTCATGCCGGAGGAGATGCGGCACAGACAGAGCTAATTACCGACGGATTTAATGGATTTGTGGTAGAATTTCCAGATAACGCACAAACATACGCCGATAAATTGATTGAGCTGTTTAAGAATCCAGAAAAGAAAAAAGAGATGGGATTGCTTGGAAAACAAAGAGCGAATGAGTGGTTTGAAGCATCACTTATAACAAGGAAATTAGAAGACATATTTGAGAAAGAGTATTCGCTTTGGAGTAGTAATGAAAAAACATAACATAGTCGCATACATTTGTTCCAGAGGCAGATATGATACCTCACTATCTCAGGCGATGCTTTCTATAGCAATGCAGACTAGGGTTCCTGATGCCTTTATTCTTTATGACGATAACACCGAGTCTGAGCGAAGAGACCTAAGAGAGATAGAGATATATAGATACATATTCCAGCTGTTTGAGATTAAGGGTATAAAATGGTCGGTTATTTTCGGGGGAGCAAAGGGACAGCATTTCGGACATCAAGCCGTTCAGAAGACAGCGACGGATCTATGTTTTCGTTTGGATGATGATTGCGTGGCTGAGTCCGATGTCTTAGAAAAACTTGAATTGCAGATGGTTGATGATGTAGGCGCTGTAGGATGCTCAATTCTAACCCCGCCGCTGTTTCCATATAAGAATTCAAGTTCGGCAATCGATAATTTGCATGCTCCCAATGAACAGTGGAGCGTAATTAAAGAAACCAAGTCTGTAGATACAATGCATTGCAGCTATTTATATCGTGCTAATGTCATGGATTTTGATTTACGTTTAAGTAGGGTTGCGTTTAGAGAAGAGAGCATGCATAGCTACGGTATAAAACTCAAGGGCTATAGGGTTCTGATTACTCCAGGTATTATATGGCATTTTAGAAATAATAAAAATGGTGGTATTCGTTCATCTGAGAGCGAGCAGAACTACAGGCATGATGAGACCATCTTCATTGATTGGCTTAAAGCAAGCACCACATATAAAGACCAGAAGCTTGTGGTTTTAGACGCAGGACTTGGAGATCACTTAGTGTTTAAAAAAGACATTCTGCCTCGTCTAAAAGAGAAACACAAAAACCTAATCTTAGCAGTTTGTCATCCATACCTGTTCCCTGATGAAAAGACCATTAGTATAGCGGACGCACAAAGAATGGGCGATATAGATAAATACAATGTCTATAAACTGGGCGTTGATACTAACCATCAGGGATCATTGACTAGTCTTTTTGAGAAAATGTACCTATGAAAACTATAGTAATATCTCCTTGGGCAAGACCTCTGCGCAACGGCAAAGAAAATGCTAAAAATTACCCATTCTGGATCGAGTTGGTTGAGATATTAAAATCCAATGGTTTTTATATTATTCAAATAGGGACTTCTGGCGAAAAACCCATCAATGCCCATGAACAAAAGCTGAATCTAAACCCTGACGAACTGGAAAAACTAATTAAAGATAGCTATAAAGTGATTACTATTGATTCCTATATACAACACCTATGCTGGAGTATAGAAAAGCCATGTATAACTATTTGGGGAAAATCTGATCCTTTAATTTTCGGACATCCAGAGAACATTAATTTATTGAAAGATAGACGTAATTTGAGGCCCGACCCTTGGAGATGGTGGGAGGAAATTCCTTATGATCCAAGCGTTTTTGTATCTCCTGAAACAATCATGTTATCCATTGAAGACCATAATCTAGACAAAAAACCTACCGTTTAAGGCTTAATTTTATAAAATAGTAATATATTAGCCAGCCATATATTGAATTCACAGACTTATTTATCCCCATTTTTCCATCCATTCACCCTCGCAATATACCAAGATATTTTATAAATTTCGTATAATATAGGAGTAAACCATGCTAAATACTATTAAAAAGATAGCTTCAAAAATATGGCAATATCTATCACTTGTTGATGATATAGCCATCGACTTTCTCACTGATCTAAAGAGCCTTAGGTACCAGCTTATTCTTTGGGGTTTTATTTTGAATGTTTGGGTAATTAGACAGGTGGTATGCTGTAACCTTCATTACTCTATATCAATTACTTGTATAGGACTACTTACGCTTGTGTTTGGAATGTATTTTCAAAGCAAGGCAAAACAGGCTGAGATGGAAAATCAACAGCCAGCATCAGAAGAAGATCCATTAGTAGAAAGAGATCCTGAGCTATAAAAGGGGAAGACATGGAAATCTTAAAAGGTATATTGGTTTGGATGTGGGCTAACAAAAATATTTCCGCATACATTATTTTAGCTCTAATTATTGCGTGGCTTTCTTGGTCTAACAATAGAAAGACGGTTGCAATTGAAGAACTCAACAACAAAAACCAAACCCTCTCAGATAATTTAAAACTAAGAATTGACGGCACTAAGGTTGTATATAGGGACCGTGATAAGATCGTAGTTAAGTATATGCCTAAAGAGGGTGGGATTACAGTTGCCCTACCTGACAAGAATGGCTTTACTGAGGTCAAGATAAAAAATAAAGGATTCACTTTCAAGCCGGGATTTGGAGCCTACTACACTGGAAAGTTTGATGGCGCTCTTGATTTCAAGATTGGTTATTGGGACAGATATTCATTGGGGCTTGGCAGTACATTAGACAGCCCATTTCTATTTTTTTCAAGGCACCTAGATGATCTTGTGCCTATCTTACATCCAGAAAATATAGAGTTGTCACTTGGATATGGAAAGCCCTATGCTAATTTTTCTAATTCGGTTTTTCTTGTGGGGCTCCGAACAAACTTCTAAAAGGAGACACTGATGCCGAATTTAGGGACGCAAAACAACGTGCTGGGTCTATACGTACTTAATCAGACTGTCTCTCCAGATGCTTTGGTTTCAAGTGATCGTGGTGTTTATTACTCAAGATTATTCTTAAAGCCTACGAACCATATTTGGTACCAACTTTCTTGGGAGAGCAACCAAACCGCAGCAACATTTCAAAAGATGGATATTGATGTAAGGCTTAGAACTGGTAATGGGCTTCCTTGGAATTATGATATTAGTAGGAGATATACATTTGATCAGTTCAATGGAGTCATAAAGAATCAAACGCCTGATGTAGTGGATGGAAATTTATATAGATGGCAATTGGGAAGGTCGTTGTTAGGAGTTTTTGGTAATTCTACGACAGTGAATGGCAACCTGACAGCCACCGATAGCGTATTCGAGTTGGGGACTGCCTACAATACAACCCGCCTTCCCAATGAGCTAGATCCAATTTGGAACTATTGGAGTTTAAGCCATCTATCAAAGATATCCTACATAGCAATGAATCTAGAGCATGACTACATCCAGCTACGTATAGACCTTAGAAATCTTGATCCACTATCTATGCCAACACTAAACCCAGAAATGTTTAAAATTAAAATATCAAGTCTTTTGCGACAGGGACAATAATGTATATCTATGGCTTAACAGATCCCATAACGCAAGAATTAAGATATATAGGATATACTTCTAGATCTTTAATTGAACGATTCGGCGCACATTTATCTCCCAGTAAATTAAAAAATAAAACCCATAAAAATCATTGGATAAAATCATTGTTAAGAAACAACATAAAGCCAGAAATATTTGTAATACAAGAAACCAATGAAAAAGAATGGAAAGAAGATGAACAATTCAACATTGCTTATTTTAGATCAGTTGGATGTAGATTAACAAATCAAACCCTGGGCGGAGAGGGGGTTTTGGGGCATATTGTAACCGACAAGACTAGAAAAAAAATATCTACGAGTCATTTGGGAAACAAAAATCATATGTTTGGTAAAAAACATAAAAATGAAACAATTAAGAAAATGTCGATGTCTCATAAAAAACAAAAAAGAACCAAAGAACATAATGCCAAAATAGCCTT